AATTAAAAGGTTCACTACGTGGTCCATACAATCTTCCATCATCATCAAGATATCTTGTGTCTGATATTAATGTTCCATCAGGACGATTTATACCTACAATACCTTCTGGTTGTCCATAAATATTGACTTTGTTAAGTGGAACTTCTTCCATTAAATTTTTTCTTTGATTTAAAAATGATTCAATAGTTGGAGAATTTTTAAGAAGGTTTAATTCAGGTTTAAATCTTTGATAACCTCTATAGGCTAATCCTAGTGCAGGATTAACTAAACCTAATAACAGTCCACCTATTCCTCTTAAATCTTTTCCAAAGCTTCTTTGATAGCCGTAATCATAACCACCACCAGTAAAATAATCTTTAATTGCATTTAAACCACCTCTTGGTTTAGAAGCTGCTACATATCCTGCATATGGATCTGAACTTCCTCCATCTCCTCCACCAAATGAAGTTGTAGCATTATAACCGCCACCGTATCCTGATGGTCCTGGGCTCCTTGTTCCTCCTGGTCCTAAATCCATATTATTGTCCTTGTATTTCCACTTTTTTAGCTCCCATTTTAGCTAAACTAACACCAGCACGTAATTGTGCAAGTCTTTCGTTCTGGTCCAACTTTTCATCTTGAGTTTGTTGGTTCATCATAGCCTTCATTCGGTCTAAATTAATTCGTTCTTCATCAGTTTGCTTCTTACGTTCGTTTTCCATTGCTCTAAGATCAACTTCTCGAGCTTTTAACTTCAATACTGGGTCAGTATCCATCTGAGAAGTGATTTTATTTTCTTCTTCAGCAAAATCTTTGCTCATTTCAGCGATCAATTGTGATTTTCTTGCTTCAATTGTCATAATTATCTGTTGCATACGCTGTTGAATCTGTGGATTTGGTCCCATTTGTTGCATTTGCTGTTGTAAAATTTGCATTTCTTGTAATTCTTGCACAAATTCCATCTGAACTTGCTCTTGTGACATCAAAGAAATGTGTTCAAGTATGTTTTTTTGAATAGAAGCCATCACAATTGGATTATTTTTTACCATATTGAGTGACATAAAGTTTAAATGTGCCTCAATGTGAGCTCTATGATTCTGTCCAGGGAATGCTTGGAACGATCCACCACCTAATGCAGTGATATGTTCTAATGCTGGGTCCATTGGTTGAGGTTGTTGAGGCGGTGGTAATATTAAATCTATGTTTTTTACACCTAAAGCTGAATACATATTTCTGTATGCTTGATACAAGTTATGCATTTTAGGATTAGAACTTGCCAATTGCAGTTCCGTTTGGGCGATAGTGATCCTTTGTGTTTGAGAAAAGATATTTGGATCTGCAACCGGCAAGATATCTATCCTTGCATCAAAGTCAGCAGATTTGATTTCTCTAGTTCCGCCAACTACGTCGTAAGGATAAACTGGTGGTAAGTATGTTTTAAATACTTCTGACAATAAAACAAATTCTTGTTTTAAAGCCGCATAAATTCTCTTGTGTATTGCAGACATTACCCGCGATCCACGCTCCAATAATGCTACGGTTGTACCTACAGGCGCTTGTTGGTTAGCATCACCGACTTGCATATCAGCAATGGACGCGAACCGTTGGCCCGCTGCAACTACGATACCTAATAATTGTAATAATGTTGGTGATGGTTCTTTAAATGGTAAAGGCATAAACGAATCTCGTAAATTGCCTCCTGGAGCATCTACATCTCTAAATTCTCCTGGTTGTAATGGTTGTGCATCGTCTCTAACTCTAATTCCTCTTGTCTTAAATCCAGCAGGCAGATTTGATAATGTTCCAGCATCAAGAAGCTGCCTTAAGGCTGTCGTAGCTGTTCTTGATAATCCACCGATCATATGAATCAGCCCGAAACCATAAAAACCTAGTCCAGGTAAAAATCTAAAATGTACGAAGTATTGAATTTTTCTTTTTAATGAATCTCCTGCTCTAAAGTTTCTTCTAATTGCCAATACTTCTCTTGATCCTTCTTCGATTGTAACAACGTATGGTAATTTAATTCCAGTTGGTTCACCATCTTCTCCAACATCTTCAAATCCTTCTAGATCTAAATTAACGTGGCATTCTAATAAAGTATAAATGTCATCTTGCTTTTGTTGTCTGACTCCTTCTAGTTCTTGTTCTTTCTTAGTCACATCATCAGTTTTCATTTGTGGTGTGCCTAGATCAATGTCTCTATAGAATCCACCAACTTGTTGTTTACGTAATTCGTTCTCTGACATTTTAATGATGTGAACGATTGATTCTGCATCATCTAATGAAGTTGCAGAATATGGAACGACTAAATCATCTGCTGGCACAAATTTAGAAACGGCTCGTCCTAACAAATCATCATAATAAACTTTTTTAAATGTTGAACCTGCAAGTGGTAAGTAAAATAACATTTGATCAAATTCAGATTCATATTCTTTCATCTGATCCATAATTTGATAATTCATAAAGTCTTTAACTCTACCTGCTTGGTCTTCTTTTTCTTTTGTAACTACTCCAAGTATTTGAGTTCTCACTGGTCCATCAGCAGGTAATAATTCTTTGTAAGCTTGTGCTTGAAATTGTGTAACCGCTTCTGCAAGAACAGGGTGAGTTGCACCTGATGCACCTCTGAACGGTTGTGTTCTTTCAGTATATCTAAATCCTAGTAAGTCTAAACCTTTTGTATAAGTTTGTTCCCAGTCTGCTCTTGAAGATTTAAAATCTGTGTAATCGTCAACTAATTTTGAACCAAGTTCCATCAAGATATCTTCATTTAAGATATCAGCTAAGTTTGTGTAATGATCTTCAGATTGTTCTTGGCTTCCAAGATTAGGGTCAAATGAAACGGTTGCACCACCGTCATCTTCTGCTTGAATCTGAACGGGTTGATCTTTTAGTTGTTCGGATATTTTTTCCGTTACAACTTCTTCGATTTCGCCTGAACCAGGCAATTCTACCTGTGTCTTGTTTTTACCAAGCTCTGATAAAGTCTTGTCTATCGCCATATTTCATTTTACCTTTTTTTAAATAAAGTTGCAAGTCCATCAGCCATTGGACCTCTTTCAGGTGGTATGGTATCCGTTAAACCACCATCAGCATATTCACCATAATCACCAAAATCTCTAGCTTCGTCTGCTAAAGCTTCAGCTCTTCCTTCTGCTTCACGAACTGCACTAGAACCTTTAGTGTCTTTAGGTATTGGTTTACCTTCAATGTTCGTTACGTCTTTTGCATAATTTTCTAAGTACTTAGAATCACCACCTAATATTTCTTCTATGTTTTCTACGACCTGTGCATCATAGTCTACGTTGCCATCTGGATCTGCATAAACAGGTGTTGTATCTGTAGCTTGAAAATCACCTTTAAATTTAGTTCCATCTTCTAAAGTTGATGGTGGACTATAATCAATTCCAAACTGTTGGCCGTATTCGTTCTTACCTGTAATTTCAATTCGACCATCGTCGTATTTTAAAACTTCAACATCAGGTAAATCTGGATCTGTAATTTTAGTAATGTCTTGATCTATTTTTTCTGCTCTATCTGCATTTTTAGTTATGAATTTTTTAACAAAACTAGGAAACCAATCAGGCATATTAGTTGAAGTATTTCTAAGTTGTTTAATACCTTCAACTACGTCAGCTCCTTCTTTTGCTAAGAAAGGTAATAGCTTTGCCATTAGTGGTGTAGACAAAATGCCACCCAATAGTTTTAATAAATTTCGTTTACTCGGATCCATCTTGTTCCTTCCTGTCTTGATAAGCTTTATATAAATCGTAAGCTGTTAGACCAGCACTTAATGCTAAACCAGGTAGTCCAGCAAACCTACTTATACCTGCAATGGTTCGTGGGTTCAATCCTAATCTTAAAACTTTACTTAATATTCCTGGTGCAGGTTCACCACTCTTAGTTATGACTCCAGTTACCTTTGATAAAGGTTCCAAAAAGGCTAAACTTAAATATGGACTATCTATTAATGGTTTAGTTGCTGTCATTGCTTTTCCACCAAAACCCATATCAAAAAATTCTTCCTTTTCTTGTTCCTCAAGTCTTGGCATTAATATTTCGGATGCAGAAGCACCTTTACTAATCTTATCTGCCATTCTAGTAACTTCATAAGGTATCGCTACACCAGGTGTTCCTGTTGCAGTTAGTACCTTACCTAATCCACCAGTGATTCCGATTGCAGATCTAAATTTACCACGGCCCAAGGCTCTTGCTTCATTGTAACCTTTTGGTATTTGTGTAGCGCCTGCAACTGCACCGGCTGCTAAAATATAATTTCCATAATTTTCTAAATTAACTTTTTGTTCTTCATTTGATGGATATGTTTCAGGATTGTATTCATCAAAAGGTTTTACATTAATG